AGAGTGAAGGCGCAGCTCGTCGCGGAGGCGGCCCGCTACCGCCAGCCCGCTTCCTCCTGACCCTGCCCTCGGCCCGGAGGTCCCATGTCCAAGAAAAGCAGCGCCGACGTCCGCCGGGCCTACAACCAGGCGAAGCGCGACGCCGTGCCTGACGCAACCGTCGGGCCTCGCCGCATTCGCGAGGGTGAGCCGGGTCACGGGGAGAAGAAGTTCGTGGCCACCGGCAAGCACGAGGGCAAGCCCTACACTGTCCGATTCGGTGACGCCAACATGGAAATCCGCCGCGACGACCCAGGCGCGCGCAAGAACTTTCGCGCTCGGCACTCCTGCGATGAGCCGGGGCCGCCGAACAAGGCGCGCTACTGGAGCTGCAAGATGTGGAGCGGTAAGCCCGTCTCGAAGATCACAAAGTGACCGACGCCCAACAGTGCCCCGCTTCCTCCTGAGAGCAACATGCCCAGCTTGTCCGACCTGATCGAGCAGCACCTCACCTACTACAAGCAGAACGAGAAGGTCGACGACGACCGCGCTCGCGCATACTACCGTGGTGACATGTGGCCGACGAAGGAGGCCGCGACCGAGGACCCCCGCTTGAGCGCCATGTACGCTCAGAAGAACCTGGTCAACGCCATCACGGACACCGCCATCAGCAGCCTGCTGGGTAGCAACCCCCAGGTCGCCGCGGTGCCGCAGACCGAAGAGAGCCAGGAGTTCGCGGGCGCGGCCACCGGGTTGCTGTCCTGGGCCTTCCGCAAGACCTACATGCGGCGCCGGTCGGCCCTGGCCCTGATGGACGCCACGCTGTGCAAGCGAGGCGTCTTCAAGGTCAGTTGGGACGCCCACAGCGACTGCCCGGTGGTGAGCAACCCCCCGCCGGCCACCGTCTTCTTCGACCTCTCGGCCCGCGACCCTGCCGACATCCGCTACTGGCTCCAGGCCTGCCCCCTGACCCCCACCGCCTTCGCGAACAAGGTCAAGGCCGGCAAGTACACGCTGACCAAGAAGGACGACATCAAGCCCGTGGCCATGCCGGCCTGGATGATGGACGACAGCCAGAAGACGGCGATGACCCCCTTCAGCGCCATCGACCACCGCATCATCGTTTACGAGTTCTACGACTGCGAGTCCAACCAGGTCATCCACTACCACAAGGACAGCGACCAGGTCCTCTTCAAAGGGGTCATGGACTACCAGCCGTTCAGCATGTTCTCGCTGAGTCACAGCGGCATCGACTGCACGGGCATGTCCGAGGTTCAGCTCATCCTCGACCAGCAGGTGAACATCAACCAGCTGCTGACGCTGTGGAAGCGCATCACCTACCTGCATGTGCCGAAGATTCTCTACGATGCCGGGAAGATCACCAGCACCGAGCTGGACAAGGCCATCGAGGCCGCGGTCGGCGCGTTTGTGCCGGTGGCCGCCAACGGCACCGACGAGCTGCGCAACTTCGCCGCGCTCTTCTACGCGATGCCTGTGCCCGCCGTGCCCGAGGCCGTCATCCAGTTCATCCAGCGCCTGGAGTCCGACGTGGCCTTCCAGAGCGCGCTGGCCGAGGCCGCCCGCGGCCAGGTCGCCGGGGCCAAGACCGCCACCGAGATGGCCATCATCGACGCCCAGCTGCGGACCCGGCTGGCCACCCGCGAGGGCCACCTGAACACGGCCATCGAGGACGTGGCGCTGAAGATGTTCTACCTGATGCAGCGGTACATGAAGCGCCCCAAGATGGTGCGCATCGCGGGCGACACCCAGTTCAAGACCATCGGCGTGCAGGACATCAAGCAGCTGGTGATGGACTTCGAGATGGTGTCCTACAACCCCATCCGCAAGAACCCGGCGATCATGCTGGAGACCCTGCAGGCCATGGTGCCCCTCCTGGCCCAGGCCCCCAACGTCGACATGTTCAAGCTGTTCGAGGCCCTCATCTCGGGCCTGGGGCTGCCCCACAACATCATCATCCCCGAGGCCCAGGCCCGTCAGGCCCAGGCCGCAGCCGCCCAGGCCCAGGCCGCGGCCGCGCAGCAGGAGGCCCTCGGCGGCGCTGCTGTCAAGGTCGACGAGAAGCAAGAAGGCGGCCAGCCGAGCGACTCCGTGGCGGTTGCCGAGGCTGACGGCGAAGCCGCCAACCTGCCCCCCGAGGCTCTCCGCGCCATGCAGCAACTCGCCGTGAGCCAGGGCCAGAGCCCTCCCCAATAGGATGCGTCCATGAGCCTCGTCTCCCACGACCTCGCCTGCGACAACGGGCACCGCCACGACAGCGTGCTGCACAAGCGCGACGTGATGCCTCCCTGCCAGGAGTGCGGTGCGGCCACGCACATCTCCTGGCACAGCGGTCAGGCCCCCGGCATCAACGGCTTCGGCACGGTGAACACCGGCAATGCCGTCATGACCACGGGGGAGTTCGCGGCGCACTGCCGCGAGCTCGAAGCCAGGAACCCCGGCAAGACCGCCAAGGTCGTCTCGCTCACGGACAACGAGGTCGACCAGCGCATCGACGCCCGGAAGCAGCGCCTGGCCGACGCCCGCAAGGCCCGCGGCACCAACATCGAGGCCGTGCGCGACCAGCGCGTGGACCAGTTGCACAGGGAGAAGGAAGCGACGGTTCGTGCTACGCTTCCCCCTGAGCAGAAGACCTCCAAGCTGGCGACCTTGAACACCAAGATTGCCCGCACCCAAGCCACCCTGACGACGTGAGGCCACCATGGCAATGCCCCCCGGAATGGAATCCGCCAAGATGCTGAAGGACATGAAGAAGGGCAAGAAGAAGCCCGAGGACAAGCCTGACGCCGGCGGCGGCGACGTGCTGGCCGACATCGACAAGGCCCTGGGCGACACCGCCGAAGGCGACGACGAGCTCGCCAAGGCCGACGACGAGATGGCCGAGGCCGAGATGGGCGGCGTGGGCGCTCCCCCCAGGGGCGACGCCGGCGGTGACCCCGTCGCCGTCTTCAGCAAGGTCCTCGAGCTCGACGACATCACCGCCCAGGCTGTCTACGGCGAGGCCATGGGCCTGCCCGAGCTGGCCGAGATGGCCCCCGACGCCATGGCGAAGAAGATCAAGGGCAACTACGACCTGCTGAAGAAGATCATCGTCAGCATGGGCGAGAAGGCCGCGATGGCCATGCAGGACGAGATGAACCAGCCGATGGGCCCCCCTGGTGCCGGTCCCGAGATGGGCCCGCCCGGTGGTGCGCCCGCACCCCCGATGGCCTGAGCGAGGCCCAGGAGCGTCATGAGCATTCCGAGCAACACCACCGTCTCCACGCCGGCGCCCGCGCCGGCGCCCGCCGCCCTACCCCCTTCACCGGCGCCCGCGTCGGCGCCCGCCGCGGCGCCGGCTGCGGCGCCTGCACCTGCCGATTCGGCCTCGCCTGCCGCCGGTACGCCGGCGACCGCAACTCCCGCCACTGCGACAGCGGCAGGTGAGGCTCCCGCCTCCGTAGGCATGACCGACGAGTCCTCCGTCACCTGGAACGGTGAGCTGGACGCGTTGACCTCTGCCGAGTGGTTCAACACCGGTGTCGACGAGAAGTACCGCAACGTGCTGCTCGAAGGCATGAAGACCAAGTACAAGCACCTCGAAGGCGGCTTCACCAAGAAGACCCAGGAGATTGCGGCGGAGCGCAAGGGATGGCAGGACAAAGAGCAGCAGCTGTCCAACGAGCTCCGCCAGTACCGCCTCTGGCTCGACACGGGCAAGGACCCCGACGCCCAGGTGCGTGAAGAGGCCGAGAGCCTCCGACAGCAGCTGACCGCGGCGACTGCCGCCCGCGAGCAGCTGGAGAAGGACCTCCGCGCCCAGGTCGAGGCCGAGTTCAACGAGAAGCTGACGCCGCTGGAGCAGGAGCGCCTCGAGCTGCAGGAGCGCCTCGCCGCCCAGGAGGCCGCCGCCACCGCCCAGGAGGAAGCGCGCAACCAGGAGATTCGAGAAGGCCTGGTGAAGTGGATCAGCACCACCGCCCCGGGCCTGTGGGACGACGAGAACGAGAACGCGCTCGCGACCTTCACCCACTTCCTTGAGACCGGCGCGGCCAACGACCCGCAGACCGCCCTCAAGCTGGTGGGCGCGCTCTACCCGAAGTTCAACCCGCTGGCGGCCGAGCCTGTCCCGGCTGCCATCGACGTGATGAACAACGACTCGACCGCGGCGTTCGCGGACGCATCGCCCAAGAACGGGCGGGTGTCCTACAACGACATCAAGAAGCAGCTCTACGACCAGGCGATGAAGTAGGCGCGCCGGGCCCGCTGCGCTTCGTCCTCACAGGCCAGCCTCGCTCGGGGCTGGCCTGGTTGTCGAACTACCTCTACGCGGGAGGGCTGCGCGTGACCCATGAGGGCGCGCAGCACTTCCTCGCCGGGGGGCGGAGCCTGCGGGCCGCGCACGTCGCGTTGCTTCAGGCCATGGACGGCGACTGCTCGGCGTCGTGGTTGATGTTCCCCGACCTCCTGAAGCTCGTACCGCACGTCGTGGTCATCGAGCGGCCCTTCGAGGACGCCTCCGACAGCTATGCGCGGGCGGTCGGGACCGAGTCGCCCGGGGATGTGACGGGCCCCCTGGCCGCCGCCATGGGCCGCCTGCAGCACCACGCTGCCCTGGTCGTCCCCTACGAGGCCATGTTCGAAATGACGTCGGTGAAGCGCATCTGCGACTTCATCGAGGTGCCGTTCGACCTGGAGCGATATGCCCTGCTCCGCCACCTCCGGGTCACCCAGGACGTGGCGCGCGTCGCCGCTGAGGTCCGCACCGATTGACCTCATGACCCTACCGGGGGCGCGTGCTATGATCGCCCCGCGAGGTCACCATGAACATCTTCGGCACGTCCAACACCACGTCTACGGCCAGCATCGGCACGTCCTTCGACAAGACGAAGGCGCACCTGCACAACCTGAACGGCGCGGACCCCAAGCGCGTGTCCGGTCAGACCTTCAGGGGCGTCCTCGGGGCCATCCTGGTGGACGTCGCGGCCATCTCGACGGCGGCCACCCTGACCATCCGGCTGACCAGCGACGCCGACGGCGACAAGTGCATCATCCCCGATGTCTCCGCTGACCTGGCGGTCGGTGTGACCACTGCCACCGAGGGCAGCGCCGTCTTCAAGATGGACATCCCCTACGTGGACGTCAGCGGCCTCGACACCCTCTATTTGATGGTCAAGACCGACGCAGGCACGGTGACCCTGGCGGCGTCGTCCATCACCTGGGCGAACTGATGCCAGGCGTCAACGCCTTCGCGTCAAACACGCGCATCACGGGGACCGTCAACACTCAACCAGTTGAGACGTACTCGAACCTTGTGGCGACGGGGTCCGTCCCAGGCACGTCCTTCGTGCGGATTTCTGGACTTGGGACCGTTGATGCCTCCGAGCGGCCCCTTCGCGGTGCGGCGGGTGCGGCGTCGTACACCTTCCTGTCCTCCCCCGTCACCCTGGAGGTTGTGAGCAACAGCGCGAACGACGCAGCAGCG